GCAGGAAAGAAAACATTTTTATAAAAAAGTTCAAAGTAATCATGAAGATGCTTTGATCCTTTTTTTGCCCCGTAGTGGGTGTCACAAATTAAACCAACCTTCACTTTTGTTGCCTCCTACTATTTTCTTTTGCAGTTTTCATAAGATGCTCTTCATGAGTAATGATTTGGAGATTATCTGGATGATGTAATCCACCCTCAAACAAAGGAATGATATGGTCTACATCATACTGCACCCCAGTAGTAAAAGTCAAGTGCTGTGCTTCTTGGTATATTTCTTGTATTTCTCTCAACTCATTTTCAGTAATTTCTATTGGAATACCTTGCTTCAACCTAGCATGTCTCCTCCTTTGTTTTTCGCAACTTACTGCTTTACCTCTTTCAGATTTAGCATACTTTCTTTTAATAGAATTAACTAGTTCTCTATTATTTTCACAATACTGTTGCTTCTTTTCTTTTGTCCTATAAGGTTTCATCAACTCTTCATTATTTAATTTTTCAAGTCCCTTTTTGACGGCACAGGGAGCGCAATTATAACTACTAACATATTTTTCATAACTACCACAATATTTACAAGCAGTAGAACCGATATAAGTTTTTTTACCTTCTTCTATTGCTCGTAATCTATTTTCTCTTCCAACACCACTATATTGATTAGGCATAATGCTCCGTAATGTTATAATTATTTATACACTATGGAGCATTACTTACTACTGCGATACTGGATTGCATCTTTAATGCTGTTGTATTCACTACTGTGTCCAGAAAGCAAGCTATCATCAACCATCATTACCTCATCAAACCCAGTGCGTTCAATGATTTTGGTCTTAATATCCAACTGTTTCTTTTCCTTTTGAATTCTTCTCAAAAATGCGTAGTGAATAATTTGAGTAAAGTACGCAAAAGGGTTCTTTGATTTCTCTGGATCAAAATTATGGATATATTGGACACAATTTTCAATTCCGTCAGAGATCATATCCTCACGGAACATATAATTTACAAAGTTTGGTTTATACGATAAATGAGTCGCAATCTTTAAAAAGCACTCTCCAAGATAATTTGGAATGGGAGGTTTTCCTTCCCATTGTTTTGCACGATCCTCTCTGGTTGGATTCCTTTCATTCTTCTTAAAAAAATCTGCTTCAACTTTAGAACGATAAACTATAAGTGCTTCTAATAGTTCTTTGTTATTTACATAATGTTCAGGTTTTTTCTTGGACATAACATTGGACTCATTCATTATAACTTTTGTTTATTATAACACACTTTAAAAGGGCTTGACAAGTTATGAAATTATGAGTAGAATCCCTTTGTTCCCGTTGAAGATAAGATTCTAGCTTTCTTTAAGACCTTTAAAGATTCTTTCAAGTTTCTTGCGAGCATCTTCAACAGAAGAAATATATCCCATCTTTTGAGAAGGTTTTACTTTACCTGAAGGATTATAAACATCAATCGTATCATCATCTTCAATATAATTGTTGTAAATATCGATTAGTTTTTCATCTTTAGTTTCTGTCATAGTAATAATTTTATCAAGTTTAACAATAAAGAAATCATCACTTGACATTTCTATCCAAGGTTTTACTTTAAGATGCATCCCATATTGATTATTGAAAGCTTTCATTGTGACAGGATTTTGAAGAACAATGACAGGATCTCCATCATTTTCATCTACCATAACTAATGATAGAATTTCTTCACCTGATACTAATTTAATAATTGCGTAAAACTCTTCTCCCATTAGTTCTTTAGCGGAATGTTTACAATATCATAATTAAAATTTTCTTCGTTATAAACTTTGATTCTTTCGATTAAATGATTGAGTGTATAATTTTTTCTTGACTTATAACTGATATCATCGGCAATGTCATATAGAGTTGCTTTAGTCTTGTTGTCTCCTTTTCTTAAAACTCTTCCAATTGATTGAAGATTTCGGATTCTTGATTTAGAAGGAGAAGCAAAAATGACATTGTGTAGATTTTTAATATTAATTCCGGTAGAGAACGTTCCATAAGATGCCACGATAATGGCATTATTTTCTTTTTCAGTAATTTCTCTAACTTTTTCTCGGTTTTCTGTATCTACACCGCCGTGAACAAAGAACACGTGGCGTTCTTCAGTGATGCTATTATTTATGAGTTCATATAAAGGTTGTCCGTGACCTTCTACTCTTGAAAACAGAATAAGAGTATTGCCTTTGAGATCTAGGGCAAGATTGCGAATGAACTTATTACGTTTTTCATGATTAATAATATACTGAACCTCATCCTCAAAAGTCTCAAACTTATTTGGTGGATGTTTCAATAGCAGTATATTAATATTTAATTTGGCAACATGACCCTTCTGCATCAATTCATCTGTACGAATAATTTTATATGAAGGACCAAATAAACCTTCTAGAACCCATTTATGTGTTTGTGTTCCATCTAGAGTTCCTGTAAAACCGTAACGAAATTTAGCATCAGAAAGTTTTGTCATTATAGATACTAATGACTTTGATTTAAACTGGTGTGCTTCATCGCCAACAACGACATTAAATCTTGAGAAATATTGTCGGGGAAGTTTGTAGATGGACTGCCAGGTTGTAATGATCACCTGAGAGTCAGTCTCTCTTTCTTTTCCAGCATATATCTTGTGGCAATATGAACCCACGTCAAATCCATAATCTGCAAAATCTTTATACATCTGCTCTACAAGGGATGTCGTTGGGACAACTACGAGAATATTTTGTTCTTTCTCAACGTAGTATCTCACAATCGAATATATCATCAAAGACTTTCCAGAAGCAGTTGGAGATATCAACAACTTTCTATTGTGTCTTAAAGCGTCGTATACTCCCTCAACTTGGTACTCACGGGGAGCATACTTGCAAATAGAATTCATATAATCTTTTACACCTTCCTTTGAGATGTTTTTATTCACCTCAAAAGGAAGACCATAGTACTTATTATTTCTAAACTCATAAGTATAATTATGTTGCTCACAAAATCTTATGAGTTTATCTAAGAGACCAACGTATATTTCTTGCGTATTAATATTGAACAGATAAATTTTACCATCCCACCATTTGTTTTTGTAGGATGGTGCAAATTTGGCGTTTGGTACTTCAAATTGAAATGCGTCTCTTAGTTCGTAATAGACGTGTGGTTCTGCTTCAACTTGAAGATATACCTCGTTCTTTTTTGATATAATCAAGTGAGACATATACTCATAATGTTACTTATGAGTATTTATTTGATTAATTGTATCCTGATTGGAATTTGCACCACTCGATGGCGTTCTTAATTTGGAAAGTTCGATTGGAGATAGTTTTAATCACTTCCTCAAGAAACTTGAGCATAATATCATAATATCGAATCTTAAGATCTATCTTATTCATCCTCTCATCGGCATCCATATGCCTCTGTAGGGCATCTTTGTCTCTAACTTTATAGGGGAAGGGTTCTTCTTCGTAAACCTCTATAGGTGCCTTTCCTGTGTAGTAGTTATAACGCTCTAACTTTACTCGATTATAAGTTTCTCTTGCTTTCTCACGCAACAAAGTGATCGTATTATAGATTGTATAATACTTTGCGTGGAGTTGAGGAATTTTTAAAGACTCATCATGTAAATTATCAGGATCAATGACAGAATCTCTCTGCCACATTTCCTGGATTTCTTCAAGATTCATGGATTTGTATTAATATTGTAAATAGTATACTTGAAAGATACGTCTGCTGTAAAGTACTGGACATCAGTTTGTGTCGAATCAAAATCAAGAGATGATAAAGATACAGGAAATAAATCTTTGAATTTTACAACCGCAGTTGTATTGTAACTACTATCTAAAATGTACAAAGATCCATCACTGAATCCTTTTTTGATATCTTGTGTATTATTTTCTTCCGCAATTAAATCTTTATACTGTTTTGTTGTTTCTGGAAAACCAAGTCCTGTTAACCAATTATGAATTGCCATATAGTTGACCATATCTTCGTCAACTAAAAATCGAATAACTAAATCTCCATACTGCAATTTACCACCAGGAATATCTAAATCTTTAAGATATGATGATTGTTGTACTAAAGATAATGTGAGTTCTGGTATTCTTGCAGAGTTACAAAAAAAAGCAACTTCAGGTTTTTTAGATAATGTAAATTTAAACCCAACGGGTGATAGAAAATTTCTATTCTGTATTTGCTTACTAAAAGCAGCTGCCATGGTCTTTTATTTGTATTTAGATAAAAAAAGAGGGTCCCGAAGGACCCTCTTGAAGAGTGAAGACTAACTCACATTAGGTTAGCAACCTTAACTCTTCTGTAGTAGGTGTTTGCGTTTGTGGTGAGAGCACCAGCGCCAGCGGTAAGACCCTCTGCGAATGGGTTTGCAACCATTCCATAACGGGTCTTAAAGCCGATCTTAGGCTGGAAGGTGTTCTCGCCAACGGCACGTACCATCTGGAGAGGTACATATGGGCAATAGAACAGACCAGCATCGTATGGGCTAGAACCCTTATAACCGACAACGTAGAACTGGTTAGCAGCAACGTTTGCCGAATATGGGTCAATGTATACGCGATACTTACCTTGGAGAACACCAGCGAAAGTGTTACCGGTGTCATCAACGTTTAGGTTAGCGTTGAGTGCAGGGGTGTAATCGAGAACACCAGCCATTGCAAGTGCCGAAGCAACGTCAGCAGAGCAAAGGATCGTGTTGCCCTTCCCTCTACGAGTTTGCTGAGCGATTGCGTTTGCATCACGCTCGATCTGGAAGATTAGACCCTTGAACTTCTCAACAGACCAACGACCGTTGGAGTCAACGTCAAGGTCAAAAGTACCAGCAGTAGCGGTATTAACTTGAGCACCAGGCTTAGCAATCTTGTAGATTGTTCTGATGACTTCACGGTTGATTTCAGCAAGAATCTCAGTTGACAGAATGTTTGCCAACTCAGCTTCTGCATTCAGTCCGTGAATTGCCTTCAGGTCCTGAGCAAGCTCAAGTGAGTACTCAGCCTTGAGAGCACGTGACTTAGCAGTTACGGTGACTTTCTCGATTGAGAATGCCATCTGGTTGAACTGCTCAGACTCTCCAAGCGATTCAGCCTCATCGGTTCTCATTCCTTGACCAACGTTATATGCTACTTGATTAGCAGTCGTTGCATCGAGGATTGATGGGTTGCTACCTGCTTGAGCAGTAGTACCCATACCAACAGCACCATCGGTCCAGCCGTTGGTATTGTTGAATCCGCTATCTTGACCAGAGAATGCTGAATCAACTTCGTTGTAGAAGGTCTCAGCGCCACTCTGAGTCTTGTAGCGGGAGCGCATTGCGAAGATCAGTCCAGTAGGACCGTTCATTGGTTGAACGCCACACAGATCATAAGCGATCAGGTTAGGCATCGAACGACGGATCAGTGAGATCAGTACGGGATCGAAACCTTGCATAGCACCGGTGGTTTGACCACCAAGACCAGCATAGGTGCCTGAAGCAGTGCTATTAACTGGTGCTTCATAGAGGAACTCACGCTCTTCGCGGATGGTTCTCTCTTGGTTTTCGAGCAGGATTGCGGTTACAGCTCTACGATGTGAATCTTTGATAGGATCAAGACCTTCGTAATCTAGGAGCGGGGACCACTTCTCCTGCAGTTGTTCAGTGTTGTACATCTGCATTTGATTTTTACCTCTTTAGAAGTGTTGTTTGTTTGAATCTAATAATTTAAAAATCACTTTTTAGAAACTCTTTGGAGAGTCTGGAGGTATGCACTCATTGTGCCAGTAACTGATTGTTCTTGTGGATAATCAGTTTCCTCAGACAGATTTTCACTAGCGTTTCTTTGAGTACTAGAAGTTCTAGTTGGGAAATACGATTCCCTTAGAGTTACTAGTTTCCCACGATAGCTCTCTTCACTATCAAACTCAACATTTTCGGCAAGAGAAGCGAGTTTGTCCTTCTGAGAAAGTGCAAGACCCTCAGCGACTTCTGCAAAGATTACATCAGCAACCGACTCTGCTAATCTTCTATTTAGAGCAACATTTCTTTCAATTTGCTCGTTGAGTTTTGCTTCCATTTCATCAAGTTTATCTACCATACTCTCGATAACATCATATCTATCTTCAGGGATTGTTACATAATGATCTTCAAAAAGACTCTTCATTCCAGCAAGGAATGATTCGGTCATTTCAGTCTTAAGACCGTGCTCGACTGCCAGTGCATTCTCTTGAATCCACTCGTCAGCAACATACTCAAGGTATGCATCTACACGATCTGTAAGACCTTCTTTAATGAGTTGAATTTCTTCTACAAGTGCTTGCTCATATGCAACTTGTAGATCTTCTTTAATTTCAGCAACTCTTGACTTAATTGCTGTTTCGAAGATTGTACGTGCTTTCTCTTGGAATTCTTCGGAAAGCTCTTCGCCGGCAAGAAGTGCTTGAACATCTTCTTCAATGTCAAACTCTTCCTTCATTTCATCCTCTTCTTCCTCTTCTTTTTTGCCTTCTTTGTGCTTTTTCTCGCCCTTTTCTTCCTTTTCGTCTTCGTCGGCAGCCTCAGCGACTACTTCCTCTTCCTCAGCAACTTCTTCTTCATCGGCAATGAGTTCTTCCTCATCTTCCTCAGTTTCTTCTTTCATGCCATGCATTGGTTCAGCAGCAGCTGCCTTTGCATTGACAACATCTCTAACTTGAGCAAGAGTAGGAGTCTTGAGTGTTGCTGATTCGTCATCTGGACGATAATTTTCTGGGGTAGGACCGCCGAGATCTTCCCAAGCGCCAGTTTGACCTGGAGTAATAGCCCCAGTACCAGTTTGCATTGGTTCGGCAGGTGCAGCCCCTTTGGTTACTACGTTTTCCATTTCTTGTAAATTTCTACCAACGGACATTTTTGTTTAGATTCTTAGATATAATCTATATTTATTTATAAATTATAGATTTGAAAGAAATTCATTGAAGAGATTTAATTTATGCTCTTCAAGTCTTTTTTGATCAACAAGAGTGTTGATTCTTCTTTGAGTTTGTTCAGCAAGTTTTTCACGAAGAATTCCACCTTCCCAAACCCACTCTTTTCCTTCCATAATTCCCTGAACAAAAGCATCAGGAGCAGAAGGATCGGCAACGATATCAGCCGCGGGGGCAAGCATAAA